AAAAAGAATTGAAAAGCAAAAAACATAAAAATAAACAACCTTTGCGTTACGAGTTTTGACTTCGCTGTAATAAATGCGAAAGTTTTAAGGCGGTGATATGAAGTACTATATTCAACTTTGGTCAATAGTAATTATAGGTTTTTTGATCTGTTTTATCATGTGGTTAGCTTGTGAGCCTCACATAGCTGATGCCCACCATGACAGAATATACACACCCTGTGACACAGAAACAGGTCATATACACATGAGTTATGAAGAAGTAGTTGCTCGTATTTCTATAATGGAGCAAGACGGAACAATACCTGCTGGAATGATCTCACGATATGTGGAAGCTAGAGACGGTGGTAAAGGTAATGAAGATCCACGTTTTGTTTGGGCTAGGAATTTAGAAGAAGGACAGATCCTTTCTTTAGGTAACTGGGCTAGTGGTCATCATCCTGAACTTGAACAACTTATGTTTAATTCAGGACTCGTAGCAGAATGGCAACTAGACGCTAATAAAAAAGTAAGACGATTTAATGACCCTTACTGGAGGCAACCTAATCCGTTGTCGCCAGCGTTTACTGTTTGGCAAACATTATGTATGGCTAATCTCGGATATTCAATTCCGCTGTTTGAAGAAAACGAAGTTGGAGAATGGGTTAGCAACATTCCTCCAACAACAACAGTTATTGAAAACCATACAGTTACAGCAACAGAACCTGTAATTTCGGGTAATGGTTTATATACCCAAAGTGAAATATTTACTGTAGAATCGCCCTCACAGGTAACAAATACTGTAAATAGTACAGCTTCAACCACAAAAGGCGTGGCTTCGATTATCGAAGAAAACTGGATTGAACGATGGTTTCAAGCAGAATGGGATAACTTCCCTTTCGAGGAAACAGTAAAACTTTTAGAAGAACGTTATCCACCTAATACTCCTAACAAATATCATTTCAGATTATCGACTGCTGTTGAATTTCTTAGAGAAGGTGGAAAACTTAAAGGTTTAGATAATGTTTGGAACAACTAATGGGGTTTGATGACGGTTTTAATTTTGCTAGTAAATGGGTAGGGGAAAGAACAAAATTCAAACAAAAGGTAGCTGTATTATGCGACTGTGGAGAAGCTACAAGTCAGCACACAATTAAACAATTAAGAGAATGTAGGAAAAATGAAAAGAACGCCGCTTAAAAGAAACACACCTTTAAAACAAAAAACCCCTCTTAAACGTAAAACACCGTTGCGCCCTATGAGCAAGAAACGTCAACGTATTCAAGCCCAACGCCGTGAATTTGTTAGAAACGAATTGGAATATAGACAATGGTGTGAAGCTGGTTCTCATATCACTCGCCACCTGTTAGCGCAGTTAACTGAAACACAGAAACGGTCAGTTAAAAATAAGACTGTTTGTGATGGCAGGGCAGTTGATATACACGAACCATTAACAAGAGCTAGAGGCGGTTCAATTTTGGAAACAGAAAACAGTATGGCTGTTTGCAGAAGTTGCCACACTTGGATACATGACAACCCTGAAGCCGCAACAAAATTAGGGTTATTGAAAAGAGCTTAATTACTCAGCTTTATATTCTTTACCTGCTGGTTTCGCCATAGGAAGAACTGAAGCCGACTTGTCTCCCATTGGAAGAACTGAAGCAAAATAGCCTTTAATAATTGATAATGCCGCAGGAGCCGCTGAAACGGCAATGGTTTTAGCACTCGACATTGACAAATCTGTCATTCCTGAAGCGGCAATCAAACCGACTACGGATTGCACGTATGTCATTATTGCTCTTTCAGCAACATCTTTAAGCTGGTCTAAATCTAATTTCAAATTCATTATTAGCCTTTCTTAGCCGCAGGTTTCTTAGCGGCTGGTTTTTTAGCAGTAGTAGTTTTCTTAGCAGGAGCTTTTTTAACTGGTTCTTTCTTAGCTTCTGTTTTCTTTGCAGGAGCTTTTTTAGCAGGAGCTTTTTTAGCTGGAGCTTTTTTAGCTGGAGCTTTTGCCCCATCCACAATCATGGCGAACAAATCGTCATCAACATGACCTGTTGGATCAAGTTTGTTGTCATTCTGGAAAGCAACCACAGCTTTCATAGTTGTTATTCCATATCTGCCATCTGTGTGACCTGATGCGTAACCTTTATCTCTTAAAGCTTCTTGAACTCTTACAGTAGACACACGGTCAGCCCTTTTGTGGGTGAGTAGCATTTTTTATTTCTCCTTACTTAAATAATGCGTCAAAGGTATTAACGTCAACTGTACCAGTTATTCGTAAACCTCGCTTTTTCTGAAATTGTTTAACTGCCCAAACTGTTTTACGACCATAAAGACCGTCAGCTATTCCGCACTCAAAGCCTAGTCTACCGAGACAGGATTGAACAGTTTTCACAGATCCACCTTTAGCTCCTTTGCGTAAAGGAAAAGCTGTTACTTCTTTGCGTTGCATTTCAATAGCGGCGAGTATCCCTGCCCAGTCGGTTACTGGTTCAGGAGCGTCTACTTTCTCTGACGGTTCGCCTGTTAATGCTGGAGCAGGAAACCAGTCAACACCTGAACGTGGCTGATGATGCCACCATTCTTTATCTTTAATGGTTGGGACAATCCCATACTCTGTAGCGATGTCGTTTATAGCAGGTTTGGAAATCTTTTTGCTCCATTGAGCTAGATCCACAGCGTAGCAAAATCCGTCAAGCTGTTCCATGTGCCAAGAGCCTCGCCAGATGCCTTGACCGTCTAAACCTTTAACACCGAAACGTCTATCAGGGTTAGCGGCAAGATTACCCTTACCTGCTTTATAGGCTTTGTAGTAACCCATTTGTGTCGCATACGATCTGCAACCTGAGTTGACTTTAACTTTTCCTTTGATACGACTATCCGAAAAGAACGCTTCAAGTCTTGTCACGAATTTCGGGTGCAACAAGTCAAGCTGGATGTTGCTTTTAGTCGTAGGGATATTCATTAGCCGTACACTTGCGAGGCTAGTATCAAATCATCGTTAGCAACCACAACATTCAAGGTGACTGCTCCTGAACTGCCACCACCCGAAAGTGCTGTCCCTGCTGTCACCTCTGTTATGTCACCTAAAGCCACTATGTCTGAAACGAGTGCCTTCTTAGTTGAATTGTCAGTGACATCTTCAATAGCTATGTAATCAGTTGAAACGGCAGTAGCAGTAGATAATTCATTAACATCAAGAGCCAACGTAAGCGCACCGCTAGAACCTCCACCCGATAAACCATCACCAGCAGTTACGCCTGTGATGTCACCAGTAGGGACTTGTTCAACTCTTTGCTGAATACGACTTGGCATAAGACTCTCCTACCCGAAATAAGTTACGTGAATAGTGCTATCAGAACTGCCCACTCGAATGAACTTGACCGTTTCCATACTGCTGAAAAGGTCAATAACAGAATGAGGATTCAAATAATGTCCAACTGAAGCAGTCGGAGTCCCCCATCTGACTCTTATAGCTTCAGCGCCATTAGTCACCAAAGCGTTTACTGCACCTGAAGGGACAGAAGCTAAACCTACAGCGGTGCTTGAAACTGTTAAAGCCTCATCACCCTTGTAAACTCCATAATCCCCAGCGCTTGCTTTTACTCTACTCATATTCTTACCTTACTATTATTCTTCAGCTTTAGCTTTAGCTGTAGGTGGATCATCAGGCCAAACAACTTCTGAGACTTTCCCACCGCTACCTGCTTTAGAGGTAGCTGGAAGGTCACGTAGTTTTTTGCGATACGCCGCCCATTCCTCAGCAGTATGATCGCCGAGTTTAGCGTCTGCTATTTGTGTCCAGTCGGTGTCACGTAACATCCCGTCACGGTCTGCTCTGACCATACTGAAATCTAAGTCCGCTTCTGCGACTCGATCTTCTATCTCTTGTATTTCTTCTGCCGTGAGTTCGATGTACTCACCGTTCACGACCTTATATCTTGGCTCTGCCATTATCCTGCTCCATTTATTCCATATAGTGTAAAACTGCTGTATTCTGCTAAATCGGTACTCCCAAGAGAATGTCCATAAAAAGCCACATCAGTAATTGCTGATGTAGAACTCCATAATCCTGCGGCAAGTATAATTTCCCATTGCAATACGCCAGTGGCATTATTAGGAACAGTATCTTGAAAAAGAAGTTGTTTGTAATTAGAAGTATTTGCATAATTAGGAATCCAAATTTTACAGACACTAAAAGTGTCCGCTAAAACATCAGTGCCGGGGCTTACCGAATTGTATTGGAAGGCGGCTACACCAGTTTCTCTACCCGCATCAACAGCACTGCTAGCAGTTCTCATACGAGTTGATGAATAGTTGTTACCTGTATCAACTCCACCATTGCCTACTCGAAAATCGGAATAGGCACGGTAGGCTGATTCTTCTGTCCTAACACTTGCCATTAATAGAAGATGATCGTAACTAGCAGGAATACTGCTTTTAGTCCAATTAGCCGCACCTCCTGAGCCTATTTCTTGATGATCTATAACATTCCAAACAGCCATTATGAACTCTTTATCCCATATAGTGTATATTGTGAACCACGAGTTATATCTAATGTTCCAGTCATCACAATGCTAGAAACCGCTGACGTGTCATCCCAAAGACCACTCTGAAAAAACACATCGGGTACACCCGCCACATAGGATGTAAACATGCATGACGTGTTCTTATTTGTGTTCGCATAATCCAGAATGTCAACCACTACGCCGCTGTAATCGGCACTTGATGAGTCGTAACCAGTTGCGTTGGGAGCATACAATTTGGTTTGACTTGCCCACCCTGCCCCACCCTTGCTCGTGCCGTATGCGTGTATTCGATGTAAAGTATAGTTGCTTCCAGTGTCGCTGTTGAACTGAAGATCCGTCGAGGAACGTGTAGACATACCAGCAACACGAAGGGAACATCGCAGTTGCAGATGCTCATAAGTCGCAGGAATAGACGAGAACGTTACCGATGCGGCATCTGCTTCTAAATATACTGTTTCAATCGCTTCGATAATAGCCATTATGCTGTCACCATCCTTGGAAGAACACCAAACAAATCAACCCTTGTCCCAATCTCAAAATCTCCACCACTAAGCCAATATAGATCAATTTCTGTAACAGGTGCCTGAGTTAACACTGTTACACCTGCCATACCCACAGTGCCTGAACCACCATCATCACCAGCCCACTGAGTAAGTGCCGTTGTGTATTTGCCACTGTTGATATCAAACAGATCAATAACAGAAACACCGAAATCATCTGCGTCTTGATTACCGTCAGCGATTATGCCAGCAGGAATGTATTGGTTAGTGAAACCTAAAGCGGCAACACTTGACCCATCTCCATACAATCTTTGAATATCGTAACCAGAAACGCTTGTTATATTATTTAATTGAAGCGCTAAATACCCGCCGTAAGTGCCAGTGTCATCATCTCTACCATAAAAAATGATTTTCAAATCCATGTACTGTGACCAGTCGTTAGCCCCAGTTGAAGGTGTTAAAGTTATCGTAGTTGCTGTTCCAGTTAAAACATTTGTTATCAGAGGAACCCACGCTTCACCATCAGTGAGAACGCCGTCAACTATGTAGTCGGGAGTGTCAGTGTTTATTGTTTCAGCCATTATGCCACCGCATATCTGATTAGAACAATGCCAGCACCACCAGCGCCGCCACCATTAGTAGTCCATGCGCTTGCTCCACCACCGCCACCAGTATTAGGAACACCGCCTACACCTGCATTGAAACTTGCCGCTATACCAGCACCACCACCACCAGTACCACCAGTACCAGCAGTAGTAGTAGCAGAACCACCGCCACCACCAGCGTAAGTCACAGTTGAAGCCGTTATACCATATTTACCTGATGTTCCATTACCACCATTACCAGCATCTTTACCTGAAGCCGCCGTACCTACAGCACCTGCGCCACCGCCGCCACCGCCCGAAGGGTGAGTGGTGCTAAACATGGCTCCTGTGCCACCTGCATAACCGTTTCCGCTACCAGTACCATCATTAGGCGCACCACCACCGCCTATTGTGCTAGGTGGATCTGCGCTACCGCCACCACCACTAGCATTGACACCACCTGTTCCACCAGTAACACCGTTACTAGATCCTTTGCCGCCTCCCCCAACAGTAAGTCCTAAAGCGGAAGAACTAACACCATCAGTGCCATGACCAACACTTCCTGATGCTCCACCAGCGCCACCTGTACCAACAGTAATAGTGTAAGGAGAAGAAGCAGTGTCAACAGTGACTGCGCCTGAAGCGGTTATGTAACCACCAGCACCTCCACCGCCACTGCCACCGAAGTATGAAGGCGAACTACCACCAGTTGCACCGCCTGCTCCACCGCCAACGATCAGATAGTCAACGTCAGCGGAACCAGCAGAAACAGTAAACGAACCAGAACCCCTGAAAGCATGAACACGATACGTTGTACCAGAATCCTCATACTGAGTAATGATCCCACCAAAAGCAGTCAAAGCAGCAGCAGCACCACCGACACCATTTAACCAATCAGACACAGCAGTAGAGGGATGTGCCTTCGGCAAATCCTTACGACCTTTCCAAGTGGAAACGGCTTTACTAGGTGCTGTCCTGTCTTGTCGAAACATTAAGAACCCTTTTTAAGCAGTTACTCTATTTACAAAACCATTAATGTTAACCACGTTCGCCGCCGCCGCAAATGCTTTAACAACGAGACTGTTCTGCAAAAGCAGACCGGGGCATACAAGCACCCAACCAGCTTCAGCAGTAATCGTGATTTCTGTTAATTCATCAGGTGATGTTGCTCCACCGTATTCGATGGTCAGTTTCCTGTCCGTTGAATCCGTGTTGCAAGCATACAGCCAGATTTCATCCAAGTTGGAAGTACCACTCGTAGCGGTATGAATAGTCGTACCAGCAGTAGCCGTAGCCGCCACCTTGATATTCTTACCGTTTGTGCTACCTGATAGTAACTCTTTTGAATATGTTGCCATATTGCCTTTCCTTTATTTAATTAAAAACCGTGTTGCAAAGAACTATGTTTGCGTCAGCCCAAGAACCTGCTGATGCTCCATTAAGACTAATCGTAGCGTCAGTAAACTCTAAGGATTTGTCACTTGCATCCCACAATACCAGATCGCCTGCCGTGTCGCTGTAAAAGGATACGTCAACTCCTGAGCCGTCTGAACCGACATCAACAGCGGCATCAATAGCAAGATTTACTGTGACAGTACCGCTAGTGCCTCCACCTGAAATGTTCGTTCCAGCAGTCACGCCAGTTATATCGCCTGCGGTTACAACATCAGAAATCAACGCTTTTTTCGTGGCGTTAGAATCATCAACATCCGAAATGAGCATGTAGTCAGAAGTTGTCGCAGTTACAGAAGAAGCCGAGTTGACATCCACATTCACCGTGACCGTCCCCGAAGTTCCTCCACCCGACATCGCTGTACCAGCCGTGACACCAGTTATGTCACCAGCTAGATCAACTGCTGTCCAAGACGAACCGTCATAGTAAGTCAAAGAATCAGAGTCTTTCAGGAACGCAAACATTCCCTCAGACTTTGCACTTGACAACGCTGTGTCTCTTGCCGTACTTGACGCAAAAACCATTATGGTCTGCTCAATTCCGTATGTGTTAAGATCACTAGCCGTCAGCACATCACCTGTGGTGAAACTCTTATAGCCTGCTCCTGCCATTTTATTACTCCTTAATAACTCAAGGCACTCGTACCTAAGATACCACTTGTCGTGGAATTAAGTATGAAGCCATCTAATATCTTTTCCGCTGTTTGAAAAGTTGTTACCCAACTATTCGGTCTTATCGTGTGTTCAATACCTTGCACAGAAAGAGTACGAGAAACAGTACCCCCACCCGGTTGGGTTCTTGTTACTTTAATCGGATCCATAATCTCCGTGTTCAAAGCCGCTGTCACCCTGTTAGAAACATCACCGTAAGCGTCAAGGCTTATACTACCAATTCTCAGTTTCGGATCTTTACGATTATTCAGAATCGCTTTAGCTTGAAGCAAAGCATCAGCATCCGTGTCCATTAATAAACCAGCACGAGTGTAATTTCTTTGAAAAAAATCACTTATAGAAGTGGAATCAGTAACATTTTGCGCTGTGCCACCTGACCGTTGAACAGAAACATCGTTAGCGAGAATAGTGTCGTCAATATCAAAATCAACAGACTGATACTGAATATTCGCCCCAGTATCATCAAACACCGTTGGGCTTTCAGCATGTTTCTTAACAATGTCGTTACGATCCATGAATTTCAACACACCATTAGTTTTAGTGTAAAAAGCACCAAGCTCAGTTTGATTAACTACTTGACAAGCTGTAAGAGCATCCCTGTCGGAACCACCATCAACTTTACAAGTCGTTTGCCCTGTTCCAGTAGAAAAATCTCTCATACTGGAAGGCCAACTAACCGCATCAAGAATTTTTCCCATTCTCGCAGAAGTTGTTTGCCCAGCAGTAGCACCTGAAACAGTTGTGATTCTTGACAGGTTCAATATACGGAAAGAGTCAACTGCTTTAACAGTCATAAAAGCGGCGTTCTCACCGGGATTGTATGTGTAGTCCCATTCGTCTATGAACCCTGAGTAAAGTGTGTAAGTCGTACCGCTGTAAGTGGCTTTAACTTGCAACTGTCTCATCGGTAAAATCTCATCAGCGTAAGTTCCGTTATCAGGATCAAATAAACCAGTCGTGTCTGTAAGCTCAATCGTGCAAGTACCAGCGGCGAATTTGTCCAACAAACGGTTACGCCCTCGCCTGATAGCAACCGAATTGACTGTGTTTGTAATGTCCACAGGACTGGAATCAGCATCCGATAGAACACCAGTTCCTAAAGGGGAACTTGCGTCACCTAAAACAAGGTTAGGTCCAAAAGAAGGACTCGTCTGAAAACGAACAGTTACTTCAAGCGTAGCGGCTGATGGCATTATTAACCTTCGAAGTCCACATAGGTATCAAGACCAGCATACGAAGGTCCTGTGCCACCTGACCGTGTTATGTCTTGAAGCGCTAAGTTTATTGCGTTCGTTAAATCTGCTTCACTAATTACAGAACCTTGAACATTAACTGTTACGCCTGAACCACCCCAACTGTGTCCAGCAAGCATCCCTCTCCCACGTTCTCTTTCAACATCTTCATAAAGTTGCCCGACTAAACCACGTTGGGCATCAGTTAAACCTGCCAGCATTGTTGTCCATTCATTAACTACCACACCCGAATCGGTTACAGCACTTGCCGTTGAAGCAACTGCTGTTGTAGGAATAACTGCTCCTGCTCCTGCTCCTGCTCCTGCTCCTGCGCCAGCACTTCCACCAGCACCTTTGTTTTTCAATAAACCAATAAGGTCACGGAACTCACCTGTCGTAGCGTGAATTAACTCCATTAACTCACGCCAAATGTCATTACCATCTTTGCCAAGATTGTTTAGTTCTTCCATTACAGATTTCAGGCGTTCGTTAGCGTATTTGAGTTCGTCAACCACCTGTATTTCTTTAAGAGCTAAATCTGTTTGCTTTTCTTGAAGCCCTGTGCGAGTTTCTAACAAGCCGTTAATAACTTCTTGGACTTTAGCTTGTTCTTCCTCTGCCCTAGAAGCCAAATAGGTTTCCTCTGTGCCTATCTTCTTAGCTTCAGCTAAATCATATTGAGCTATCTCAAGTTCAAGCATCGCTTTCTTCCGATCCTTTTCTATTTGAATAGCTTTAGTTTCCATGTCAGCAAGATCAGCTTCAGCTTTTTGTAATTCTCTTGAAGCCTCCATAGCGTTTTGCATGCCTTTAACCCATGCTTCTTCAGCCGCCATCAAATCAAGAGTGGTAGCTTCGCCTGCCTCCATGTCTAACTGTGTTTGCTGTAACTGTTCTTGTAACCTGACAAGCGTTTGAGCTTCAGCCGCTGTCAAGTCCATGAACCCTGCATCTTCTTCTTTGATGACGTTCATGTCTATCAAAGCTTCCTCTACAGCATTAACTTGCGCTCTTTGACTTTTTAGTTTGTTAACGAACTCACGTTGAGTTGTATCATCAGGAGGAACTGCATCTACTTCTTCTTGCAAATCAGCAATCTTTTCTTCAAGATTCATTATCGCTAATTCAGCTTTACGGAACTCCTGAGCTATCTCTGCCGCAAACTCTACGTTCGTAGCGCTGAACAAAGCTTGATCTTCCATCAGCCCAGCTATCTCATCATTGATAGACGCTATTTCTTCAAGAGTGCGTTGGCGTTCATCTTGAATGGCTGTTTGTTCAGCTTCTAAACTGTTGATTTCTTGTTTTGCTTTCTGTATGTCATTAGCTAACTTTAAGGCACGTTGTTGTATTTTTTCTTGTCTTAATTCCTCATCTACAATCGCTTGCTCTGCTGCCGCTGTTGCTTCTCTTTGAACACGTACAACTTCAATCCAATGTGCCGCATCAGTTAAATCTTCTCCGAATTGGCGACCACTAGCTCCACTCAACATCGCCCTGTCAGCAGATGTCGCCATCAAAAGAGCCATTTCTTTTTGATAATCGGTTAATTCTACAGTAGCTTGTGCAGTAGCTTCTGCTATATCTTCCATTGCTGTTTCTAAACCATTAACATCTTCCGTGCCTGCTTTAGCGGCATCAGCCATCTGCTGTGTTTTAGTTTCAAGATAACCAGTTTCCCGAATGACCTTTTCCATCGC